GATACTGGTATAAGTACAGAAGATTATAATCTGCAAGAAGCTGAAATAGACGCTAATGCTTTTGGCTCTTTGTATATGCAAGTAAATTTTGGAGTGAAACCGTTATTTTTAGGATATTCCGATAAAGTAAAAGGGAAAATTGATAAACAAATAGAGAAAATAGCGAGAGAATTTGAGGATAGATGAAATTCACAGTAGCAAACTATTTTAAATCTATATCTGTCATACTTAAAATGTTAAAACATATGCTTAATCGATTCAAGCACAAAAAAAGAACCTACCCTCGCAATGAGAGTAGGCTTGTTCTTTTATTCATTTTCTTTTTTTGATTCTGCTTCTGATTTTTTCTTTAAGGCATCTAATGTGTTTGCTATTATAGATGGAATCGGAACACCCATATATCCAACATTTTCTAAAATAGAAATACCCTCGCTAGCCACAAAACCAATAGTAACCATATTGCGGATAAAATGCTGATTTGTTATGGCATCTAATTCAACTGCTATAAATACAACTAGCAATATACCACCTTTTCTGAACAACCCTTTTAAGCATGCCCTACTTTCAAGAGCGCCAGTCTCACTTTTAGGTGATTTTTTGAAAACCAAAGCATTAATAATACCCGTCACATAATCAAATACCATGAACATAAGCAAAACGAATAGCATTGTGTCAAATCCTCCTAAAGCTGTAGCTATCGCCCCGCCAATCAAAGCAATACCTCCGAAAAAATCTATATTTAAACCTAAAAAATTATTTACTTTTTCCATCTTTCTAATCTCCTTTTACAATTAATGACCCATCCGGATTGGCATATACATTAGTTAAGCCGTTTGAATTTTGAATTAAACAGCCATTTGAATCGAATGCATATAGTTTTTTAACGCCATTCCATTCTAATTCATATACACCACTTGCCATCGCACCACTTCGTTCAAAATAAAACCATCGATTTGCACCATTCCAATTTATGAATTGCCAACCTAATAACATATGGCAACGTGTTAAATCAAAATAGAACCAGCGTAACGCTCCACTATATTTTATCTGTTGCCAACCTGTCACTGCATAGCCACTAGAATTGAAATAATACCAAAGATTGTTAATGAGTTGCCATTCGTTTTGTGGATAAGTTCCGTCATCGTCTCGATACCACCAACCATAGTCATCTTTAATCCACCCATATTTCTGCGTTGTTAGTGGTGGTCTTAAAATTGCTACTAAATGAGTATCATCCCGTGTTCTGTATCTTGCCACTCCACCTTGACTTGGTGTACCGTCAACATTTTGATCTAGTGATTTAATAGTGTTCCCGTTTGTTTCAACACAGATACTTACATGACCATAACGGTCGCTATTTGACCACTTCCATACCAAAATATCTCCAGGTTGTACTTCTGTTTGCCCTTTGAAATATCTAACAAAGCCATCAGGCATTGAATTTCTAGTGAAATCAATAGCATTCCCCCACGCTTTAAAATTCCAAAAGTGTTCATACACTTGATTGATTAAATCAACACATTGAGCGCCATAAGCACCATCAACGTCATTCCATGTCCCTGCTAAACTATTAACATAATTTAAAAATTCTTGTTTTGTAGGCATTTTCATTCCTTTCTAATCAATTTTTTCTTTAATTAATTTTTTATATAATTTATTGTTTTTACCTGGTGTGTTCTTACTATCCGCAACAACGCCTGTAACTGCTTCAAAGGCTGTACCGTTATATTTAAATCGCTCGCCTTCCTTGTAGTAAACTCCAACTTTCCAATCATTCAAAAACTTGGTCCATTTAATGACGTCTGATATTGATGATTGGTTTAAACCTAAAGCAATGATTTTTTTAATTGCTTTAATCTCTTCTTGATTTTGCTTTAATTCAATTGTTTCTTTTGAAATTGGTTTAAAGAAAACTAATAAATTATATTTTTCGTTTTCCTTTTTTGCACTAAAACCATCTAAAACTAAATAACCTAATTTTTCTAAAGTGTCATGGTCTTTAATTGTTGCTTGTGAAATATTATCACCATTCATATCTTCAATGATTTTAGGTATCTCATACAAATTTACTAATAAGCTTAGTTGTGTTTCATTTGCTGAAATCAAGCTATATTTCTTGTTATTTCTTAATATAATTTCCATTTTTATTGTTCCCTTATGTACATAACCGTAACCCCAACTTGTCCTCCAGGATAAGTCCAACCGTTCCAGGTGTTACCTAAATAAACTTTTGCTGTGTTCTCGTCTGATTCCGATTGAATAACATAATTCATGATTCCACTACCGATCATATACGATCCCAAAATACCAACAAACTTATAGTTATATGGAGTGTTTAAGCTTATATATGCTGTGTCCGAGTTACCGCTTGCAATTTGTGATGTATAAGTAGTAAATTTTTTAATCAATATACTATCTGAAATATCTGCGTTTAGCTTACCAGAAACATTTAAATTGCCACTAAAATAGCTATTTCCCTTAACGGAAAGATCACCCTCGTTATAGATTCCACACGGTGTATTCTTACGTTTGAATACGTGTAAAATAGGAACACTTACAGTATTTTTTCCAAGCCAAGCCACATATTGGGAAGATGGTAATATTACTTCTTGTATTGTTAAACCACCGAAGCTGTCTTTGGCTGTAATTGTAAATCTGAATGTTTTTGTGTATTCCAAATCACTAAAATTAACACTAGCTTCAAAGCTACCGTCACTATTAATATTTAAATTAAAACTTCCACTTTTACTCGAGCCTGAATAATCATTCTCAGTTGTTCGCTTATAACTTACAAATACATTATTGCTACTTAATTTAAACCATTTGCCTTTAATTTTAAGAGTTCCACTTGATCCTGTTGGTTTATCTCTATTCACCTCAACTTGCGTTAAAATAGGCTTGAAATAAGTTTGAAATGAATCACCTATTTGTGTAGTGACTCGATAGCCTCTACTATCTAATACTTCAAACTCAAAGTCTCCACTTGTAAGGTTACTAAGTGTAACACTATATCTTTGCTTTTTCCCGTGGCTTATATAATCACTATCACCTTGCTTATAGGCATTCACAGTCTGTGATCCGTTTGTGACGGTTACTCTTTTAATACTTGACCCATCATAAGAATAGACATCAAAGCTAATTTTCTTTTTAGAGATACCACCAAAAACACCGCTTTCACTTACACTACTGTTTAACTCTGCAACGGTAATGTTTTCTATTCTCGGCTCTGAAACACCAGCGGAAGATATATAGAAGCGTGTTGAACTATCGCCTAATTTTGTACCACCGCTAAACGTTTCGACAATAATTGCCCCAACACCCATTTCATCATTTGGAATTTTCAAAAGTAATTCACGAGGTGGTGTCCAACTGCATGAGGTGGCAACATTTTGTGCAATTAAATTTTTTGATGAATTATTACCGAACAAATAATAAACATTATGCGTGAACGCTTCAGACGCTCTATTAATGTTGATAGTAAATGAATTATAGCCATCACATGAAACAGTCGACGGTGACAATGCTATACCCGAACTTCTCGGTATTGTTGGTAATGTTATAGTTCCACTTAAAGTATTATTCCACCAACTTTGATTAGCACTTACAGTGGCACTGATATTCATTGTTTTTGTACCATCTGAATTATGATGAGCAATGAAATAGCCCTCTACAATTGTTTGCCATGATCCATTATTACTAATAGTAAAAATGCCACTATTAGAATAGCTTAAACCATCGCCACTAACTGTAAGATCATTTGTGCTTGCACTTCCTGATGTACACTGAACTGTAACACGTGTCCAAACTTTAGTACTGTTATTTACAAGATCATAATTTTCAGCCCAAGCTTCCAACCAAAAAGTAAGCTGTGCATTATGACTGACATTGTTTGTTGCAACAACTGTATATTTTCCTTGCTGAATGTATACCATTTTTATTTAACGTCTCCAATCCAATAAATAGCTGTTCCATCAAGTGAAGTAGTGTTTATTTCACCGTTTGAAAAAGATGTGATCTCTAAGTCATCGTTAAACATTTCAAATCTATGTGAACCAACTGATAGATGTTCACGAACATTTAAAAAATTAACGCGTGAATCATCATTTGTGAATTTTGCAATTATCTCATTGTTTGCGTCTGTAACAACCAAACCATCTGAATTAATGTTTGATTTCCCTTTGCCACTTTCTCCAACATGAAGACCGTTGATATCTAGCATGCTTTCCATTTGCTTTTTAAAACCGTCAAAATTATCTTGCTCAACTCTTTGACTAATAGCATTAGATGTTATTTTCAGCTCTGCTTGTAGCTTGCTTACTTCTTTTTCTAGCTCTTCACTTTTATTTTTGATATTCTCTTGCTTATCGTTTAATATCTTTGTTTTGCTTTCAACAATTGAACTAATAGAATTGTTTGTTTGATTAATTAATGACTTATTTTCATTGATTAATTTTAAAGAAGAATCTATTTTTTTGTCTAATTCTGATGTTTTCTTGATCGTTTCTTCTCTGTCTCGTTCTTGACCAGCAATATAAAAATCCAACGCTTTTTCTAAATTTTTTGTCGGGTCTAATCTCACTTCTGTTCCATCTTGCAAAACATAAGCTTGCATGTACCACAAGTCCTCAAGGAATGGAGGTCTTTTTGGCTTAGTTGTTTTCCAGGCTGGATCATCTTTTTGAGGTATTTTGCCAAAATCGAAAAGAGCATAATAAAGCTTTATTTCTTTAACTGCGTTAGTTGTATTGTTTTCAATCTTCGACAATGTTTCCGTAAGTGTTCTATTGCCTATATTAATCATGTTGGCATTGATCGTGCCTGCCGTTATCATTGCCCCATTAATGTGTCCATCTGACGTTATAGCTACATTATAAGGACCTTGATAGCCGTTAGAACTAAATCCTAGCCCGCCTTGTGTCCAGCGCCAAACATTATGCGCCTGTTTATAATCAGAATGATCAGAAATAACTAGTTCTGACCATTTGCCCTCCGCGTTGTTTATCTTCGTAATATAGCCACTAAAACCGCTAATTTTAGCCGTTGCGTGCTCTACTGCACTATCTAGCATTGATTTAATTATTGGTTTAACAGAGCCTTTTAAAGCCTCATTAACTGCATTTTGTGCTGTGGCTTGAACTTCACTTCCTAACGTACTTTTAGCATTACCAATGGTAATACTGTTATATCTCTCTTTTAAAACGTCATAATCCGTTTTAACAACTTTAGCGCTTGCTTTTATGCCTAATTTTTCAAAATAGACGTGAACAATGTCACACATTTTAACACGTTCAAGGCTGACTAAATCCTTATATTCTTCGGTTTGCCATAATTGAATAAATGACACTTTAATTGAAATCTTAGGCTCTCCTACTTTATTTCTTTGAATATATTGAACTGCCCTTTTATCTAAATCTTCAACGGTTGGCTTTTTGTTATCGAAATCGTTGCTTGCGTCCAATATTAAAATATTGTCTTTAGCTACCCATTTGTTATTCGCAATATATTTAATATTTCCACTTACTAGCTCGTGGTTTTCTTCTTTGTACCAATAAGCAAGAACGCCGTTGTAAATATTTTCTACATTTTCGTCTTGTGATAAATCTATTAAATTTTTTCCATATCTAATAGATACGCCGTTGTCTTGGCCCCTATTTTGCCATACCTTTACTGTTGTATTATCAAATTCAAGCTCCATGCCTCGGCTAAAAGATGAAATTATTGAACCTTGTTCACCTGCTAGACGTGCCCTGAAATTACTTAGCTTGTTCTGAATATATTTTCCTTCCCCGGTAACGTCTGTCCAAACGGTAAAAGGGTGCTTGATTAGTGAGTGATCAATCAAACCTTTTAAGGCACTAGCACAATCATTAGCTTTAAAAGGCGTTACAGGTATACCCTTTAAATCATAACTAATGTGCTGCGCTGTTACCTTAATAATGCCTTTTAGTGGCTTATGAATCTTAAATATTCTAAATGGTTGATTAGTTGCACCATCACTTGGCTGTACTGCAATAAAACGCCCTGTTTTAATTTCATCATAATAAGCACCATTTAAAGGGTACTCAAGCTCTAACTCATAAGCACCGTTTCTTTCTTCACAAACAGAGCAAGAAATAGAATCAACTAATAAAACTTTTTTTAATTGCTCACTAGGCTTTGAAACTATGCCATCACTAATATATAAAATAGGTGTCATATAATAAACCACCTTGGCTGTACTTCTACACTTTGGCAACCATCAATTTTAATTATAGTATCAGAGTTCGCTTTTAGGCTTATGCCACTAGCTTGCGAAAAGTCAATCAAAGAATATACATCACCATTTTTTAGACTATATCCTTGACACTTTTCACAATCTATTTCAATCATAAATTTATCTAATTCACCAGTTGCTTGAATTTTTATAATTTCATTGCCAACACTAATAGTTATATCTTTTTTAGTAGCTTTAGCTATTCTAATAATTGGTTTAGAACTATAAGCTGTATTGTTCTCAATCTTAAATTCTTTTACATTTTCTTTTTTTATCCACTCAAGTCCTATCTTTAAAAACTTTTGTGGTTGACAATCAAAAGAGACGGAAAAAGTCGCCCCTTTGTTGCCATTTATATTTGCTTTAAATTCTCCGTTAAAACGTGCCAGCCTGTAACAATCCGCACGTAATGTATCTTCTAATTTCTGATAGCCATTAAAACTATTTAAATAAGCTAATAATTTTGAGATGTTTTCCCTTGCGTGATCTTTTACGTAACAGTTATAAGTTATCTTTTGATTTTCAAAAGTATCACTATTAATAGGCGTTAATGTACCATTTCTTCCAGGTATCACAATTGGCTCTATTTTCCTGGTTGGTGAATCAAAAACATCACCATTAGCAACATAAGCATTAAACTCGCTTGTCTTTTTATCTCTAAATTTAAAATAGTCAAGCATTAAAATGCCTCCTTTTGTCTTCTCATTTCATCTATTAGCCGATCTCTTACTTCTTCCGCTAATTGCTTAGTGTCTTTGTTATAACCATTAATATTAATAATGACTTTATGAGACGCGCCAATTTGGTCACTTGCAATATTATTAGTTGCTAACTTTGCATTTTCACTTTTAGCATTTACTAATAAATCAGTCTTAAAATTGCTATCTAATTCACTATCAAAGGTATCAGATAGAATATCACCCATTGAGTTTACTGTGCTTTTTACATTTTTGAATGAATCGGTTAAACCTTCATCCAATCCCTTCATAATCGCATTACCAGCTGGAATTAATAATTTTCGGTCATATTGAATCGGACCTTTGTGTTCTCGAATCCAATTTCCAATGCCACCAATAAAGTTTTTAACCCCTTCATAAGCACTTTTTAAGCCACCTAAAAAGCCTTTAATGATCGCTATGCCTGCACTTGTGAGATTGATACTTTTAAGAGCACTAAAAGCCGCTATAATGCTGTTAATTACGCTCTTAATTCCGTTAAATGCTCCTATAATTATTCCAACAATTCCGTTCCATACATTTTTTAAAACATTGCTTAATGAATTACCCGCATTGCCTAAACTATTAAAAAAGTTTTTTACTTTGCCAATAATGCCACCAATGAAGTTTCCAGCCGCTGAAATAGCATTTTTAATGGCTTCCCATGTCATTTTTATTATATTTTTTAGGCTTATATTAATATTATTTAAAACCGTAAAAGCCACTTTAATTCCACTAATTGCACCTTTAATTAATTCACCTGCAATTGAAATAGCGTTTTTAATATTATCCCATGCAGAAACAACCAAATTTTTTAATATATTACCTGCACCGCCAAAGTTTCCAAATAAGCCAATTAGCTTCCCAATCCATTCAGCAATGACTGACAAAACTGGGGAAATGAACTCAAATGCCACTGCTACCACATTAACGACTGGTGTCAAGATATTAATAGCTATTCTTAGAACATCAAACAGCCCAGCAATTCTTGAAAGAACACCGCTGAATATTCCTCCTAAAAAGCTGCCTAATATTTCAAATATTGGTTTTAAAACATTGCCTAATATTTCCACCACTGGTTGGCAAGCATTCCATAAACTGACAAATGATTGACTGACCATATCAATTGCTGGTTGCACTGCCCCCATGAAGTTTTTAAACCCTCCTTGAATAGCTGGCAATATTGTTTCTACAAGATGCGCAATACCATCAAATTTCATCTTGCTTAACGCTTTAACAATAGAATCAATAGCCGGCATAATAGCTCTGCCAATCGAATCAAAAAAGCTTGGCAATCTTTCAAAGCTTTTTACAATGGATAAAGCTATTGGCTTTAAATTATTCAACATTTTACCTGCCAATGAATCCGTTGGTATTGCTGCCACCATTTGTTGCAATTGCCCTTTCAATATCGGTAATGTTTCCCCTATACCTGTAGCTATTGCTCCTGGTAAAAGGGTAAATATATTGCCAATTTTAGGTAATAAGTTATTAAACAAAAATATTGCCGCTGAATTAACTAGATTTTGCATTGACGGCTCTATGTTTTCCCCTAGTGCTAAATTACCTAAAAAGTCGTTAAAAGAAGCTTTTAACATGCCAAATGACCCTGACAATGTTGTGGTCGCTTCTTTTGCAGTCGTCCCTGTGATATTCAATTCACTTTGAACTGCATGAATAGCACTAATTACATCGCTGAAATTATTGATGTCATATTTAACGCCCGTTAATTTTGTAGCGTCTGATAATAAGCGCTCCATTTCTGTTTTTGTTCCACCGTAGCCCAATTTCAGATTATCTAACATCATATAATTTTGCTTAGCAAAGCCTTGATATGCGTTTTGGATATCCTGCATGCTTGTGCCCATCTTATTCGAATTATCCGCCATATCAACCATTGCCATGTTTGAAAGATCGGCGGCTTGTCTTGTGTCGCCACCTAAAGACTTAATTAAAGTAGCGCTAAAACTGGTCACTTGTTCCATGTATTGATTAGCTGAAACACCTGCCGTTTTATATGCTTCTTTAGCATATTTTTTAACAATATTAGATGCTGAACTAAACTTATTATCAAATAGTGTTTCAATTCCGCCTAGTGACTGTTCAAGCTTGGCCCCCTGGAAAATAGATGCCGTTGTAATTGCGCCTAAAGCAATAGCACCACTCTTGACAACCGTTTTTAAATCTTTCACTAAACTTTCGCCTAAGGTCTTACCTGCATTAGTCCCTGCATCTTGTGATGGCTTCCCCAATGCTTCTTCAAGGTGTCCTTTTATACCTGTAGCTGACGGTATAATCTGAACATAAGCTGTCCCTAATTCTGCCATTATTTCACCCCCTTATCTTGCGTAATTTTGTCCCATTCTGTTTTAAAACTATCAATTGTATCATAAGACTTTACTTCATCTTTTTTACTGCCATTTAGCAATATATCCGTAATCATTTTTGGCTTATTTCTGCCTTTTTGACCATCTTTTGTTTTACCCCAGCATAAGATTGAAAGCCTATCAACAATCATCGCCAATAGCGTTTCTTCATTTGTTGCTTTTATTCCTGATAATTTCATTTTAATTCTTGAGTTTTCCCTTAAACCAAAAGAAAGGGTTGCCAACGTTGAAATTGGTAACCCTTCTAAGCTATAGATGCCATAAGTTTCAGCTAAATCACAAATTAGCGCATCCTTATCTTCTCTTAGCATCTTGGCAAGGGCAACTATTTTTTTAACCGATCACCACAAATATTAAAGATTTCAACAAGCTCTGCGCATACTTTAGAATATGGAACAATGCCTTTTTCATTTCTGCAATGATCATATAGTTCTTTTTTCTGCTCTGCTCCTAAAAGGCACTTAACCGCTTTTACAATGTATTGCTCCCCTTTGTCGTCCGCTTCAACTAATGCTTCCATTAATTCAGCGTCATCTAAATGGTCCTTAGATACCGTGAAATTAAATCCACTAGAAGTTACACCTTTAATATTTTCATCATCTGCTAAAATGCTTTTCTTTTGAATATCTGTTTTTCTTGGTCTTCCCATAATTACCCCTTATTTTTTTATTTTTGTTTAATATATTCGTAATGAGTGTTGCCGTTGCTGTCTGGCAATGCTGTTAACGTGATTTCATATTGCACTGCGTCGCCGTCTTGATATGTTACTTCTCCAATTTCTGAAATCTTACCTTCTGGGACAACTATACGCTTAGCAATGTTACCTTTTAAAATCATATCAAATACATAGGCACCGCTTTCTAATTCTTTAGCATTAGCTGAAATAGTGATCCCATCTTTTAAGGTCCCTTTTACGTTTCCACTACCGTAAACAGTAGATAAAACGTCAGTATTTAAAACCTCTAATAATTGTAATTTGAATTCATCCTTTTTCTCTTTTTGTATTGTCAGCACTGTAGCACCGCCCCACGCTTTGACTGAATCAGAATCTGCTGAATTATCATTTGTTAGTCCATCTTCGCCAATAAACCCTAATTCTTTAAAAGCTGGATCTAGTTCTGAAATTGCATCCGCTGGTAATGCCGTACCAATAGGCGCTCTAAATATAGCACCTTCAATTCTTGGCTTTGCTGAAGTTACATTCTTACTTTTCATATTCTTTTAATCTCCTTTTTAATAATAAGTTAAATCATAAACTGCTTGGTAACGTGGTCTTTTCGTCTCTGTATCTGTAAAATTATAATCGCTATTTAATTTCACTTTTACAATATCATCAAGCCTTGTTGCCCCTCGCATTGCTTCTTTTAGTCTCTCATTTAATTTACAAGCTTCTAAAATTGTTTGACTGTATGACTGAAAAGCAATCGTTGCGTGTTTTATTGGCCCATCATCGCCATCTGTTCTATCCAATAAAACGTAACTAGCAGGTGGCTTTTCTGGTTCTGAAATAAAAACTGGTATTTTTAAAATATCTTGTAAATATTTATATATAGTTTTTTCAATCATCTTGCTTTCCTTCTCTTAGGCTTATTGCCTTTTTGCTTTGATCTTCCCACTGCTTTAAGCATTCGGTTGTCTTTCATTGCTTCCTTGTAACCTTGCCGATTAGCTGAAGATAAAATGACGCGTGTCCCTGCAACATATACATAAAAGTTTTTACCCAGTTCAATGTGAGCTTTGCTAGCTCTTGAGTATAAAACATTTTTCATATCTGTTGACTTCATTAATTCCCTTACGCCTTTTCTATTTAGCTTAAATCTAAAGTTATTCATAACGTTCAACTATAACCTTTTTATTCCAATTTAAAGGTATTAAACCATTAATCCCCTCTTGTGGAATGCCGACAACTCGCCACTCTTTACCAAAAAAAGCAACTTTTTTATTTTCCCAATCATGTTCATCCCCTTTTGGTATTGCTAGCGTATAAACGGCTTTTCTACCTGTTAAATTAGTTGTATTTGTCACATCATCTGTTGAACTAGGTGCCACTAATACGTTTTCAATCTCAATAGGCTTAACTTCTTTTATTGGCTCGCCTAGTTCGTTAAAGCCTTGCGTTATCGTATCAAATAATATCACCGTTATACCTTTAATCATTTGATACCTCTAACGGACTTTTAGAACCGATCTTATTGCCAACGCCCAATAACTGCTTTTCTTGCTTTGAAATGTATAATTCACCAACTGACCCATTGGATAAAGACCAGGATTGAGTATAGCCTAAAGCACCAATTGCTCCTTGTGTTGAGCCGATTGGAAAAGTTTGTGGTTGATCATTGTTGCCAATACCACGGCGCACCATACGACAAGCAACTATTTTTTTAATTGGCTCTTTAGCATTAGAAGAAATTGTATCAATAAGACAACTAGCTTCTTCTAATAGTGAGTTAGCTTTTTCTCTTTCTTCTTCGGCTAGCTTTCTGAACCCTTTTTCAACATCTTCAACGCTTGCGTATTGCATATTATTTCCCTTTCTTTTTTATTTTCTTGATAGGCTTTCTAGTTGGATCTTCACCTTCATCTTCAAAAATAGAGATGGGCGTATATCCCATCTCTATATATTCTTGCTCTCTAGAATCATCAACAAGCATTAAAGCCCCTGTTAATTTATTCTTGAACTCTTTCATGCAGCTTTAGTCAACTTATTAAATGCGCTAACATCACATCTAAAACCGATTTCAATTTCTGCACGAACAGCAAACATATTTTGTTGCCACAAGTTAATTTGTGTGCCGTTATCGTCTAATGTTGCTTGGTCCGAAATGTCAATTTTAACATCGTTTACAGTTCCGTACATTGCTTTGCTCCAATCACCAACAACTCCTAAAACTTTAGGAGAACCTGCAATATATGCGCCTTTTGATTGGAAAGTTGGTGCGCCTAAGAGTGTTGGCACTGCTCCTTCTGCTGGTGTACCAATAAATAATGGTCGTTTATTTCCATCAACTGCCAATAATAGTTCGGATTTCATTTGTGGCGAAATGATGAACCCATTAGCAATACCATCATGTTCTGCAATATCTGCGCTAGCTCCAACTAAAGCCTTGTAAATATCTGTGCCAATATCTTGTGCCGTTGCTTTTTCAAAAGTGTCAAAGTTTTCACCTGGTGATTTTGTCCCACCAAATACAGTACGGTCAAATTCTTTTGCCAAAACTAAAGGCAACCGTTGTACAAGTGCATCATATAAGGCCCCGGCACTATTCTTAAATTGGTTAGAAAATGGAACAATAACTGCCAAAGTGTAAGCACTCATTAATTTAGTTGCTAGGCTTGGTTTAGATACTGCTTTTTTATCCGTTTCAGATACCCATGCCGGTGTTGGATCACCCATAATAACCGGGATTGTTAGTCCTCTGCTAGGCAAATCAACTTTCTGCGCTAAGCGCATAACCGCTGAACCTTCTTGTAATTTTTGTATAATTTCGTTTGATACCTCGTTAGGTAATGCAATGCTTGTTGTGTTAATTCCTAATGCCATATTTTTTTCCTCTTTTCTATTTTTTCATCTGTTCTTTAAACCATTCTGTGAACTGTTCTTTAGTCCCTCTACTGTGTGCATTGGCAATCTCTCCACCATCTTTAATGTTCGGGTAAGCGTTACCTCTTGCAAAAGCTAAAATATTTTTTGCTTGTTCTTGGCATTCTTTTTCTGTCTTGCCACTTAAAAGATTTAGTGGGACTTTAGTTTCACTTGATACTTTTTCACGCATTTCACGAATTTTATTAGCTTCGTTAAGCTGATTAATTTGAGCTTGTAGTTCGTCAACTTTGCTCGCCTTTTCTTTTGCTTGTTCATAATCGCTTAACTGAGTTTTTAACTCGCTATAATCTGCGTATTTTGAACGCTCCTTATTCAACCGTTTTGTAACGATCTCATCAACCTCTTGTTGTGTAAAAGTGCGTTCCCGTTCTACCTGCTTTTCGCTTGCAGTTGCGTTTTCCTGTTGTTCACCAACAGTAGCGTTTCCGTTGTTTTCAACTTCGTTCATTCTTTTTCCTCCATCCTCGTTTAAGGCACGAGTTGCCAAATAAAAAGCACTCTTGAAGTGCTTATATTTTCAATAAATTAATTAAACTTGATACAATATCAAGGCTTTCAATTAAATAGTTCTTTATCTTTTCCATTTTCTTATTTTGCGTTAGAAATTCAATTCCTAACTCTGTTATTTCAATATCTGATATAGCAGAAGTCATAATATACTCGTTGCCCCATGCTTTAATAAAAGAAACATTCTTAATATAGCCTTGTTCTTTCATCATACGTATAACATCATACAAATATCTTTCATCTATTTTGTTTTTACTAATTGCTTTATTGAAAGATAATTCATTAAAAACTACTTTTCTTCTTAAAACCGCATAAAAATAAAGCAATATTTTATATACAATTACATAATAATCATCTTTAGCCATTTATTTTCTCCTAAATAAAAAAAAGCACATGAAGTGCTTTGATTTCATTTTTAATGCATTGCAACTATATAATTTCTATTTTTACTATATCATCAGCCGTAAGTGACAAATAATGATTCCATCCTATAGGTAAAATATCAATTTCATCTTTTCCACTATTTGTTTCTATCGAACTATAAAACCCTTCTACTTTGCCAGAAACTTTCAATCCGTTATCAACAACAATATTCACTTTTTTGCCAAAAAAATCGTATAAATCCATTTTATCTTCCTTTCTTGCTTGGATAATCAGGCGAAATATGTGTTCCCTCATTAGAATAGTGAATTTTAAACACACTTGTTTTTGCTTGCTTACCTGTACGATTATCTATAACCGTTCCTATTTCTTTATCATTTGTAACAATAATTTCTTCTGGTATTATCTTACCTATTTTAGACGTTCGCACAATTCCTTTACCATGAAATTTATCAACCAAATTATGGCACTCTTCCTTACTTATTTCAATAATTGATGGACCGTATTCACCCTTTTCTTCGTATATTTTTTTATATTGCAAATATTCTTTTGTACCTAGTATATGCTTATTTTGCTTTTGATTAGAAATTTCCAATGGTGTTATAGGATCTATAAAAGGATTTTTTATAGTTACATTTTCTTTTTTCTCCTGGTATATTTCTCGTCTTCTTGCGTTTCTTTCATCTTTAATGTCTGCGTATTTTTCACGACGCATTGCATTAATCTTTTCCTTGTAATTATTTCCTTTAGCGTCTTGATACATTTTTGAGAACTTATCTGGATCATATCCTTTGATTGTTGTTTCGCCATCAAAACGTACAATAAACTCACAATCACAATGTGCATGAATGTGTCTTGCATGATCTCCCTTAATAACCTTTTTACTTGCTTTAACCCAACCTTGTGACGCTAGCATTATACAAAAAGGGCAAGTGTCACCAATGGCAACCCAAGCCCATTCTGCACCATCTCTTTGTGCATTTTTTAACATCGTGTCAGCTGAAGCAAGCTTGACAAATCTTTCAACGCTTGACCTCATTCTTGCTATATCTTGAACTTTTTTAAATGCTCCGATTATCTCATCTTTTTTAGCTATAGTAGCTGGCTGTGCTTGCTGAACATTTGCATTTTGAATATTTGCTAATTCATCATACATCTGAGCCGTTAGTGCTGAACTCGCTTCTCCGTATCTATCTATGACCGCCTTAGCATACTCAACCGTTGCATTAAAATTATCAACGCCGTTTTTTTCTATAAGCTTTTGAAATACTTCACCTGCCCGTTGATTAATTTTTGACAACTTGTTAGCATATTTCACCCAATCACTCATCAGAATTTCCATTGAATTCCTCGCTTAAAACATTAATGCCTCTTGCTCTGCTTTCCTGTGCATTGATTCTTCTGATATCTGCTTGATCAAAGCCTACCATCTCTAAAAAGGTATCTGTTCCACTAAAATTAGGTCTAACACTCGCAATTTTAACCGCCGCATCAGCTGTTGACGCTATAGATGGCATCGCCGGATTCTTAAAATGTGGTACAACATCTAATTCATCTTCGCTTAATTCATTTAATGGTATTCTTTTAGCGATTGCTTGTGCCATTCTGGCAACTACTTGCAAGCTTTCTGAATTATTCTTATTTAATTGCTCAGCTAATAAAACTAAGGTTTGTGACTGCGCTAAAATAGCGTCACTTGACGTTGGATTAGCGTCATTAATAACGCCTGTATCTGTTACTGTTAAGCCCGTTGCGGCGCTAAATTGTGTTGCTAACATTCTTAGCATTTGCACATGGGGTTCAAGTGTCCCTTGTTGAAGTTGCCCAAAGGTTGGATTTTGCCCTGTTTCTGGATTGGCTGTACCTGTAATAATTGAGCCTACATATGTTCTAAATTTTTGATTAATGATAGCGTCATATTGCTCATCCGTAATACCCAATAGATACTTCTGAGGTGTCGTTGAAAATTCTAATGCAATAGTCGCATTAGCTACAGTACGCACATAACCTTCTATTAGTCTTCTTACTGGTTCTTTTATGCGTGATCTGCCAAATGGCTTGTCACTTGTAGCGTTCCATACAAAAGGTTCAATCAATGGTCTTCCCATAATATGTGGGTGTTGTTCTGCTACCCATTTGTTGCCATCTATGCGTACAATCTCCCAAATATCAGTATCTGTATATAAATTAATATGTGACGGTATATATAAATTATCATTATTATCAATCTTTGAATCTATGATCGCCATTCCACAACCTATTCTACCTTTTTCACCGTCCCACATTGCAGAAGCTGTTAATGGTGAGTGAAAGCGTATCTTACAGCCACTAATTTTATTAGCTGATAAAGTTGCAAAAGTACAACCGTATTTCAATTGATCTTTACAAGCTTTCATATATTCAGAGATTAAACGATTATCATTCAATATCTTTTCTAATTGTTCGTTATTCTTACCGTTCATGCTAACAAAACCATCAAACATAGAACGAGACGCTAAAACATCAACAGTCTTAGCACCCCACTCGCAACCAATTTCTAGCTTATTAAAGTCGCCAGGCAAGGCTATACCTAGGTTTACATCTGATAGTTTGATGTGACCGTGATAATATCTATTCTTTAGCTCGTTGCTACTGCCATGACTTTGCCAAATTTTAACAAGTTTTAGTAATTTGGCGTTTTCGTCATTTGGCAAATTTAAAACATTTTCAATATTTAAATCTATTAACATTTAGTCCTCCCTAATTAGCCAATTCTCATTACTTTGCTTGGATCTCTCTTACTTGTCTTTACGCCCCATAAAGCAAGCGCACACGCCTCTATCGGTAATGGATTATCACCACCTAAACCATAGCCGCCAGCTATAGGTCTTTTAATAGCGTTTATTGCACTATCATTTAAATCTTCTTGATATTTATACCAGGTTATTTTTTTCTCATTCACTGCGTCTATTAATAAAGTTGCAGCCGAAATCACTTCTTTATATCCTGCCCTTTTTATTGACCCTTTAGCCCTCCATGTTTCAACAATTCTATCGATCAACAAATCGACACCATTTTTGCCATCAATAACAACACATGAAGCTTTGCTATACCTTATATTTAACCAATCACTTAGCCACCTTGTACTCTCTGCTGTTGATTTTCTTTCAATGACCGATATCCTTGCTCTGCCATCACTTTCAATAACTGCGCCCGCTAGGCAAACTTCTGAACCATCTAAAGAAAATTTAACACCGTAAGACGTTTTCCCGTCTGGCTTATTTTCTAAAGATTGGCAATCTTCCCACGCTTTTTTATTGAATGCTTTTACATCTTCTTTTTTAGCAATTGGCGGGGACCACCACCCCAAACGTTCTCTAGCAAATTTATCTTTTGCCATTTGTGAACATTCTGATGCAACTGTTTTTTCTAACATTCGATAACCCAATGACGGATTCGTTGCGTACCATCTTTCACGATCTTCCACGTCCCCTATTTCATTTACTGAAAATTCTGACCAGGCAATATCGCCTGTTTTTTCTTGCTTTGCTTTATCTCTGATACCCCTAAATATAAAGCCATCACATTGTTCGTCTGGTGGTGTCCCTAAATATATAGTCTGTGGATTAGCACTAGCTGAAAGAGCCGGTAAAAAAGCCGCTTGCTGATCTTCCGTGAGTTCTTGTGCTTCATCGAATATTAATAAATCACAATGCAATCCACGCCCACCATTTCTAGTCCTAGCTAAAAAGGATATAATAGCTCCATTTTTTAAAAATATTTGTTCACGTCCGACTGCTCCCTTAACTGCTTTCACATATTTGCAGAGTTTTGAAGTCTCAAAAAAATCACGTAATTCCCGGAAGGTTTCGGATGAAGTTTTCTGCAAATGTGCTGTATATACAACCCATTCATTAAAAAGAACCATACCTGCGGCTATTCTACCAACCGTGGTAAGCGTTTTGCCATTTTGTCGAGGGACCGATAAACCGCATATTGATGCCGCCCATTGCCCTTCTTTATCTCTTGAAAACCAATCATTGATTATATTCTTTTGCCATGGATCGGCTTTGATCTTCCCAATTTGTAATATTTTATTAGCGTCATCGCCATCAGAATATTCAGCAATTGGCACAACTCTAACGGACGGATCCTGACTTCCCTTTCGCTTTTCTTTCTTCGATGATTTCACTGATTTCATCTTCTCCGCTTGTTACCCCCTCTAGCCTTTCTATTTCTAAAATGGTTTCCCGATATTGCTTGGCAATTCCTGATAATTCTTTAGGCGGTAAGCCATTATCAATACTTTCAGCTAGGATTAAAGATAATTCTTTTAGTTTTTCTAGCTCTGTTTTATTCTTAGTTATTTTCTTTAATGTTGACATTTCGTCTCCTCACTAAATCAATATTTTTTCATTCACAAGGTTTGAAAATTTTTCTGTGTGTAAATCGGCGCTGACGGTCTTGGCTCGCCCCTTGGCCCTCTAGGGGTACCCCTCCCACATGCTTACCAGTCACCATCTGCTATACTGACTTTTTTTATCTTTTTCACATCTACACTGGCTTTTAACATTACAGCTGTTTTGTTCCCTTTTAGTGCGTTGCAAATATAATGTGCTGGTTGCAGGTTGTTCCAATCCTCCGCCGCTTGCCTAGCGCTTGCATAACCGTATAGTTTCCATTTTGATACTGGCTTTATTTCATCAATAACAAAAGATAGAGGGTGCTTATAATCTGATGGCTCATCATAATGTATAGCTCCTAACTTTCCACCACATATCCCACAAGGCAAACCCATTGCTTTAAAACGTGCCCTGTTCTTGCGCCTTAAGTTGCCATTACTGTAGCGTGGATTAGCTTTCTTAGTCATCTATTTTAACCCCCTTATTATTTCTTTTTCTCTTTGTGATAATTCCCATTTTTCAATATTTGGATTAATTTTATTTTCATATATGCTTTTCAACTTTTCTGCTACGCTATCACTAACAAGATAGCCAGCACCAAAAATCGCTTTTTTATATTTTGCTTGATTATCTAGCTTTCTCACAAAATATAATTGATCTTCACTTATTTTTAAATCAAGCCCACTCTCTACATATTTACGCATTAAGGGCGCTGACAATAAATTTATAGGATATGTTTTTATTTCTTTTTTGCTTTCTTTTCTGTTTGCTTTTTTTATTACTTCGCTTAAATCTGGGCAACACCTAATACGGTACTTATCTAAATTAGAACAAAACTAGTTGAGATATGTGCTCCATTTTCATATGTTATATCGCTACAAGTTACGATATAGCATATATTTTTATCATTAGAACTGAACAAAGTTAAACCATGGTTAAATAAGAAAAAAGGAATTTTATTATTAGTATAAAAATCTTTTATCTTTCGCATAATTGAAAAAGGTGGATTGTCAACAACAACCGCACCATTTGAATAATCAAAATTTTCAAAATCACCACCAGGATAAAAAGGTCTTACAACTTTATTCTTATCTATCTTATACTCTTTTATTACCCATTCTAAGACTGCGTCATAAACTTTTTTAGGTGTATAACAATCATCAGTCGTTAACTTAGGTTTAAATTTTTCTACAAATTCTTCATATGTTTTACTCTTTGCCATATATTCCTCTCAAATAAAAAAGCACTCTTTCAAGTGCTTAACGTATTATTTTAATAATTCCATTTAGATGGGCATATAAAAAAACCACAAGCTGATTGCTCATGATTTTTGCCTATTGCCATTATACACCTAAAAGTCGTGGGATATGTCCCAAAATTAAATTATTTCGTGATTAACATCAATCGCTAATGTAAAAAACTTTGCACCAACTGTAAATCCAATAACTAACACTTTACCTTTTCCGTTAGGTTTAATATGTAAGTGTATCAAATCATTCTCTATAGATTGCTTTACATCAGATGGAAGACAGTCTATAACACCTTTGATTTTCGCATCTTTGCAATTCAATTTACTACCACTATTGTGAGATGAATATAATTTCAAAGCAGATGAGAAACTGTCACAGTCAGAAAATTTATAAACAAATTCTTGAAAGTCGTCTATGAAATTCTCTATATCCTTTTTGTTCTTAAAACACGAATAAGCGTATTTAAAACATTTATTAGATTGATGCATAAATCTAAAATCAATTACAGGTTTAACTTTCAACGCATCCTTAACGTCCTTCTTTTCAGAAGTACTCAAACTGTGAGCCTCACGCTTTATAGTTATCTTTAGCTCAGATATATTCTTCATACTTTTTAAGATAATAATCTCTTATTGATTCATTCGTTATTTCAGTATTGCAAGGTTCAAATATCCCTCTGCCACCCCTAGCAGCTTTCCAAGGCTCTTCCTGATGTGACAATCCTTCTAAATCATCAGCTGACATATCTCCGTAAATGTCATAAGCGAATTCAAGTATCTTCTTCTGATCATCAGTTAAGAACTCATCAAATTGTTTTTCGATTGATTTTTCGACATCTTTTGCAATCATAATATCTCTCCAACCAAATTTTTTTAAAATTTGGTAGAGTTCTGGACAAACCGGACCATGTACCCATGCTTCAAATCTAATTCCCGGTACAATACTTTCACCAAGTTCTAGCAAACTCCACACTTGTGCATAATAACATAATTTTTGAAGTTTTTTATGGCTCATATTAGATTTCCCTAAAAACCATAGTGCAATTAATGAAACATCAGAATTTGGGCTAATTTTCGGCTTTATAGCATCAAACATTTTTTCCATAAAAATATTCCTCCTTTGATTCGTTCTACAAACTGATAAAGCAAGGAATACAAAATTTTGTGTTTCTTGCTAAATTTTCTAACTCGCTTATAATATACCACATTTAAAAAATTTAGATAATTTTAAGAATTATTTCATCTAACCGCCTAGACATAGTACTCTTTCCAACATATTTCAACTTAGCCAACTCCCTTAAAGTTTTTTTTTGATTATATCGAAGCTCAACCAATTTCATTTCTTCTTCATCCAGCCTTTGTAGCTTAGCATCCATCCGCTTGATCATGTATAAACAATCACACTTTTGTTCTTGTAACTTGTCTTGTTCTTCGAATAACTCCAGCATATTGATATCGCTGTAGATTCTAGTTCCCTTCTGGTATTTTGCTTCATCCGGACTCATAATCCTAGGACTCCCAATAGAGGTAAGCTGCTCATCGATTTCAGCAATACGCTCATTGACCCTCTCAAGCTGTCGCTTATATTCGTAATGATTGCGCAGCTCACGATCAATCACTTGCAGGTCTTCTCTGTATGGATCTTCGTTAATCATTTGTTGTCCTCCTTCAGCCTCTTATGCAAGCTGTTTCGCTTTACTTGTAGCTCGCTTAACTGAATCACCGACTTACTTATTTCTCGGTCTTCTGACAGCCCGTAATGATGTTGTGCGACTGCCTGTGCTCGCCTTGATAGCAACGCTAGATTACTTAAATCTAAATTATTTTTGTTCTTATCTAAGAACGTAACTGTGTAGCCATTTGGAATAGGACCATTTACTTTTTCCCAAATAAGTCTGTGTGTCAGCTTCCACTTGTTTGGTTCTGCTACTTTCGTTTGGAAGTAACCATCCGTGTTTTTGACTGTTGTCCCTACTGGAAGATGATTCTTAGGACAATTTCCTTTTTTAAAACGTGTATGTTCACTGTTTGGAATCCTGAAGCTGTGGTCTCCCTTATGTTCGTCAACTCTGCCCTTTTCAAACCAACCAGTTAAGCCACTAGAAACATTGTGATTCTTCTTCCAAGCTTTTATCTGTTTTACTCGGCGTTGCTCCTCAAAGTGTTCATTAAACTTATTGGTCAGCTCTACGTTTCCCATCCCCTTAGCATTATCACGGATCCATTGTTCTTGTTCATCAGTGAATACTCTGTTACTTCTCATGTTTCTTGTTCTCTAGCAGCATCTCTGGAATCTGTACGCTATTGCATCTTCCATATTCTAGCTGTGTCTTAGTTGCCTCTAATGCTGTCTTTGCATTATTGACTAGTACGCTTCCTACCTTTGTGATTGCATCAGCTCTTGTTATCTCTTTTTCAAGTTCTTCCTGCGTTAGGTCCTCATCACCTAGTCTTTCTAACTCTGCAAAAAGGTGGTTGTTCAAATCCATCAAAGTATTTCTTGGCATTTCATTAGCCCTCCTAAAGTTTATTTCTTCTTTCCATGAACGCTTGTTCGATTAGACCTTTTACGGTCTCGACTACTTTTATCTGCTCTTCGTGTGGTGACCACTCTATTTTTAACGTGTTCAAATCATACTTGTCTTTGTTCTTCATTAGTCCTCTCCTACTTTCTTAATATTCTCCTCTCTGCAACCTCGCCTTTAACTCGCCAATGAGTCTGTTTCTTTCTTCTTCATCTTCTTCATCTTCTTGTTCTTCTTCACAATCACTTTTCATATACTCTGCTTGGGGTATTACTCTAGTTTTGTAATTGCTTTTGTAATTACTTTTTTTCAAAGCATAAAACCAGACCCAACCTCTTTCTTCTGACTGCTTAATAATCTCTTTTTGTTCATCTTCATCTCTACTTAGCTTTTCTAAATTCTTGATCAACTTTTCAACGATTGAGCTTGTTATTTGCTTGCCATTTTTCTTCAAGCTTTCGATGAATCTCATCATCTCTTTTCTTACATCTTCATTTTTCAATTTTTCCAAAACGCTATATATATTTGTTTCTTTGTTTATATTGTTATTATTGTTATATATTGTTATATCTGTGCCCTTGCTTGTGATACTGCTTGTGATACTGCTTGTGATACCGCTTGTGATACCGCTTGTGCCCTTGCCATTTTTATTATCTTGATATTTATCGTAGTTTACTATATTTATGACCTGATAGTAGTGTGCCCTATTTATGACAATTTCTCCACTATTTTCAAAAATTTTTAGCCAGTAACGTATCGTTTTAACTGTGCCCTTATTCTCTTCTGCTATCTTTCTTAGCGACCTGCAAAGCTGACCTCTTTTGATCTCCAAACCGTCCTTGTTATAGCCACTTTTCCAATTTGCTTCTATTAATAAGTATAACCACAAACTTCTAGCCGTCGGATTATACCACCATTGCCAATTTTTAATTTTTCTATCAATCACAATGAACCCTTTTTCATTCATTTGACACCTTTTTTAAAATGGTAAGTCTTCGTCTGTTGGTAATAGTGGATCTGCATTCGCAACTAAGTCGCTAAATTTTATATCAGTACTTCCAGCATTTTTGACTTGTGAATTATCAACTTTATTTTGCGATAATATTTCAACTTGTTCACAAGTTACACTTGTTGAATACTTTGTTTTATTTTCACTATCTTTGTAACTGCTGACTTGTAGTCTTCCTGAAACGCTTATTAAATTGCCTTTTTCTGCAAAGCTTTTTAGATATGTGGCTGATTGATTGAATGCTGTACAATTTATGAAATCACAATTATTTTCTTTATTCTTATTAAAAGGTCTATTTACTGCCAATGTAAAATTCGCATATACAACATTGCTATTGCTTGTTTTTGTTTCTACTTCTTTAACTAAGCGACCTATTAAAATGACTTTATTTAACACGTTTTTCTTTGCTCCTTTTTTCCTGAAAATGCTATTGTTACGTTTGGACTTTCACTATATTTTTTATATACAATAATAGATGTTATTTGCTTATCATCATCATACAAAACACCATTCAAGCTGTCTAATATGATCTTGGCTATGTTGTCGCAATCTGGCTTTTTAAGTGGTAGAAGATCATTACTAAGCATTAGCTCTTTTTTCTTTTTCGGGGTGTTTTTTGGTATTGGAAAATTAGCCACAATTTCACAATTCACTGCTTCAATAAAATATATATTTTCTGTGTTTTGCTTTTGAACTGCTAACTTTACTTTTCTTTCATATTCTCTTGTTTTTTCGGGTGTATAAGCCACACCTTTTTTTGTAAATCTTGGTCTTCCTTTTCCTGTTGGCTCACCTTCGACAACCAGGATAAAGTCCTTATTCATAGACTTCCCCTGTTTCGCTATCGATTACATTATCAAAATAAATAGGTTGTTGTTCTTCGTCTGCGTTTTTTGGCTTGCTAAAGTCATCTTGTATAGTCATATCATTAATGAAAGCTTTCTGCATATCAATGCTCATAATTCCATATTTTCCAATCAATTGACGGTATAGCGTCTTTATTGCCATTTCATCAAACTGTTTTGACCAGAACGTGTATTTTGTACCTTTTCTTAAATCATTTCTATAGCCCATTGAATATGTTTCGGCATGCTTTTTCATCTTTTCAATGCTCCAATAAATAGACTTTTTAAAGCCATTTACAAGCTCGAAAAATGCATAATATCCAATTGTTTCGGCATTCTCTCTATCTTCTTTAAGAGGTGTTATATTTAACTCTCCTGTCACTGGATTATAGCTATTTAACTCACCATCTTTAATAGCTACAACGTCTATGTTCTTATATTGTCCGCTTCTTAAAGCTAATTGATAATATCCTTTCCAGCCTAGTTGAAAAGTAGCTTTTGTAATACCTGAACTATTATCCTTGAAAGGTACTATGTAGAATTGCCCTAGCTGTGGACTTGGTGACAACTTCAAAGCCTCTCCCAACAATGCTGAACTTATTAAAGTTGAGGCTTCACACTCTCTTAGATTTGGGTTGGTACTTACTGCACTTATTAAATTGGCTGTAAATGTTTTAGCTTTAGTTAAAGATCCTAGTGTACTTTCTAGACTGTTTTGTACTACATTACTTTTTATGAATGCACTAAATTGTACTTTTTTAGATTTATCTAATTCATGTTTTTCACTTGTTTTTGATACTGCTTTTACTTCATTTGCTTTTTTAATCTCTGCCATATTTATTCTCCTTTATTTTTTACAATTCTTAATGTTCTTATTTCGCTTGTTTTTGCATATTTTTGATAAACTTCGGGATAAGCGTTTTTAATTTCATCAAGTGCTTTCTTATCTATTCTTGTACTAGTCGACTTAGCCCAATTGATGGTGTAGTTCTTGGTAAATGCTTTTTGATGATTTCCTAAGTTAAATTTAATGTCATTTTGATAAGCTGTTTTAATATCTGAAAGCTTTTTTATTTCTGCGTTAATATCATCTAAACTCTTTAAAATCGTGTCTATTTTCTCACCTGATAGTTCGATGATCTCATCATCAACACTATTAAATTGCTTTGCTATTGCTTCACTTGTGCTATTAGAACCGTCAATTTCAGGTGCTTCCTTACGCTTTACTAAGTCCCAAAAATTTAATTCTTCTTCTAACAATTGGTTAATTTTTTCTTCATCTCTATCAATTTGTAAAATATAAAATCTATTGTTGTCTTTCTTTACTGCTATATACCATCTTTCAAGCCCTGTAAGCATTAAATAGTGCATGCATTGCCAATAATAGCTTGGTGGTACATCTCCATTTTCATAGTCTGTTAAATTGTATGCACTTGTTGTCTTGCACTCTAAACCGCTTTTTTCACCAACTACAAGTCTATCAATATGACCAACCAAAAACGGGTATTCCTCACATGTATAGCTTAAATTAGATCGCTTAACTTTCTTATCTGTTTCAAGTGTGAAACGCTTTGCCACGATCTCTTCTTCTTCCGTGCCAAACCAAACTTGCAACTTGTCTGAAATATCTTCTTTTGCTATTTGCTCAGTTTTTTCAAGCCACAGCTTATAGCGTGATTTCCACGGGTTAGCATTCATGATCGCTCCTGCATCACTTCCGCCTATATATAAATTTCTATTTTCTGAAACGTTCCCAAAAAATTTTGTCGTTATTAGCTTCAATTTCTTGTTCATCTTCTACTTCTATCTCCTCTATTCTTGAACTGTTACAATTTGGACAAGCTACAATTGAACATCTTGAACCATTGCTAAATAAGTCATCAACGCCATAGAAATGCTCATAAGTAGTGTTTATCACTTCTTGCTCATCTTCTTTAAACATATAGTCACACATACAACATTGATTTATTTTCATATTTATTATATAAGTTCCTTTTTACTTTTCTTGTCTTTAATCGTTAAATCTGCGTTTTTTAATGCTTTTTTAAATAGGTCTTCAAAAAAGCTAAGTGGTTGATTAATAAATTCTTCTGCTGTCATTTCTTCATCTTTTTTTCTCTTGCTTTTTGTCGTTTTCATAACTTGATCCTTTCATGTGAAACAAGCTCATCGTGATCGCTCCGTTGCAATTCTTTTCCTATTTGGATACCTAGCTTAATACATACAATGACTTTGTCTTTTTGATCTTTTGTTAAGTTGATTGATTCCAAAGTACCTTTAATAGCGTCTTGCAATAGTTTCAGTTCTGCTTTTGTTCCTTGTGCGTTCTTTTTTATCATCGTATTTTCCTTTTTTCGAAAAATGGTTTATAATCAATGTTGTATAAAACCTTGAATAGGATTTTAATTAATTGACTATATTTGATTGCGAAAAAGTCTTTTTGGATTTTTAAGACTAAGTATTTATTCGCTGATGATATAGTCATATTATTTATATGAATTGATATGCTTGTTTTATTGCTTTTAAATTCTTTGCTACGCTCTTTTAAAAAGTGAATAATCTTTAAAAAAGTAGT